GCCTCAATCTGGCGCCCCCGCGTCGCAGCCCAGCTCGGTGGCTGACATGCCGGCGGGTCAATTTATGGATATGCTGCGCGGCGCTGCCAAGCCACAGCCTGTGCCTTTTGGTGGGTTTAAGCGCCCCGGCGACGAGTACAAGGCTGGCTTTGAGCAGATGGTGAAGCAGCTTGGCGCGGATCGCGTTCGCAACATGTCGCAAGATCAGCTCATGCAATTGCTTCAGATTTACGCCCGCGGCGGGCCGGTGCGGTAATGCCTGCCGCTCGTAAGAAGGTGCCCGCGAGTAAGAAATACGCCGACGGCACGACTTACAAGGACAGCGCCGGCAAGACGCACAAGCGTATTTCTCGGCCTGGCACGAAGCGTGGCGACAATTACTGCGCCCGATCGAGCGGCCAGAAGAAGACGGCGAAAGTGAAGGTGCGGCGCAAGGCTTGGGGCTGCCGCGGAAAGAAGAGCGTGAGTAAATAGATGGGCAAGTTTGATCAGGCGTTGGACGCCGCCGGCGGTTTAATTGACATGTTTCGCAAGCCCGCGGGAAGCGACCCTCGGTATCGCGGGGCGGCGCCAAACCGCACGGATTTTACTTTCATGCGTTACAAGCCCGCGAAATTACCGCCGCGGATGCAAAACTCGTTGAACGCCTTGCGCGAGCCAGACAACCCAATGCGGCGAGAAATGCTGGAAAGCATAGAGGCTGGCTTGGAGGTCGGCGAGGATTGGTACAACACTGAAGAGCTGCGCGATTGGTTTATTGCCGGGCATGGCGAGGAGGAAGGGCATCGTCAATGGTCTGAGTTTTTAGACCTGACGGGCGCGACTTCACCAAACTCAAAAGTACCGCCAAATATAGGCAACTCATCCGCGGTGCGCGAGCGGATGTACAACGACGCGGATTACATGCAGTCGCTCCAAAATATGGAAAGCATCCAAGAGGGTCGCGACTTGGCGAAAGGCCGCAAGCCTGGCTACGGGCACAAGACTGCCGGCTTGCAGGAGTACATCACGTCAAAGCAAGTGCAGGGCCAATGGTCTGGCGCGCCGGAGCCTGGAGTTTCGCCCGCTAAAGGCAATTGGACTGACAACCCGAAGCCGAAAGGTTTTTCTCAGTCTTTGAAGGGCTCAGAAAAAAACATGGCCGCCGACTTACATTTCACGCGTTACATCGCGATGGCATCGAAAGACCCAGATTGGCTGGGCGTCGCGGGCACCGAGGTTTCCGAAGATTTCGCGCAACGTATGCTGCAAGAGTTTCCTAAGTCTAAGGAGTATTTCAAAACAAACGCAAACGGCAAGCCAGGGTTTAACCCTAAAAAGGCAGTTAAGGATGGCGTCGTGCCAATTGAGGTGCTTGAGGATTACCCGTCTGTCTGGGCGCAAAAGCCTGCGGATAATGAATACGGCGCCTTTGAGGATTTTATGTTTGAGATCGGAAACGAGCTCGGCTTGACGGGGCCGCAAGCTCAAGCCGCCTTGTGGATGGGCGCCGCGCGCAAGACTGGCGTCGATCCCACGAGCCAAACTACATTCATGCAGGCAGTTCGCGACCGCGCCGACATTCAAGCGAAAAAGCGCGGGACAACCCGCGAGCAAGTGTTGTTTGACTTTATTATGAACAAGGGGCTGCTGACTGGAGCTGGCGCCGTTCCGTTGGGTTTGATGGGCGCTATGGGAAGCGGCGGCCAGGCGCAGGCGGCGCCCACTGAGATGGAAATTATGAGATATTTGGAGAGCGCGCGATGACCCCAGAGGAGCGCATCCGCGGCAAGGTCGCCGGATTAAAGAAAGCGCAAGTGCAGCGTCAGAGTGACGCCCTGCGCCGAGAGTATGACATCACGGTCGGGCTTGGCAATGAGGCGTATGAGATGAACACGCCGCGCGAAATTAACCCTAACTTAAGTGGGCGCAATCGTGGCCGCGAGGTCAAGCCTGACTTTAAATACAGCGACGAGGTGTTGCAGGCTGCGATGGATGCGTCAAACTCAAACAGCAACATCAGCAACGATATATTTTACAAAACGCTGCAGGCGACCGGCAACCCAGACTTAGCCACGGCGGCCGTAAACGCGGCTGGCTACACGCCTGGCGTCGGCACTGCTATTGGCATGGAGGAAGCTTACCGCGCCGCGCGTGATATACCCAGCAGCTACCAGCAAGGCAATTACGGCGACGTCGCGAGGGGCGCCGGAGTTACGGCTATGGGAGTGCTGGATGCTGCGCTTACTATGGCGCCATTCGCCAAGGCGGCAGTCAAAGGCGCGCGCAACTTGCCGAAGGCTTTAAGCCGAGCGGGAGACGTCGCGATGGACGGCATGCAGGCGGCGGATCGCATGATGGCGCCCCGCCCCACGCAAGTAAATCAACAGCCAATGCTTGAAGAGGTTTTGCAATACCTCCAGGCGCGAGGGAGATAGCATGCCCATTACCACATTCGCCGAGCTTAAGAGCAACGTCACTGACTTTTTGAACCGGGATGACTTGGACGCCATCGCGCCGACTTTCATTGACTTGGCTGAGGCTGACATGAACCGCCGCGTGCGTCACTGGCGTATGGAGGGTCGCGCCACTGCTGAGGTTGACACGCAATACAGCGCCATCCCGGCGGATTTCTTGGAGGTCATCACGTTTCACATCACGTCTGGCGATTTACGGCCGCTGGAGTTGATTAGCCAGGGCGAGATGTTGCGCCGCCGGTATGAAAACTTGGACACCTCCGGTAAGCCTGCGTATTACGCGCTGACGGCTGGCGAGATTGAGGTTTACCCCACGCCGGACGGCACGTATTCAACGGAGCTTTACTACTACAAGCGCATCACGGCGCTGAGCGACAGCGACACGTCCAATTGGCTGCTGCAGTATTTCCCTGACGCGTATTTATACGGATCTCTCGTGCATTCCGCGCCTTACTTGAAGGACGACGGGCGCATTCAAGTTTGGGCTGCTTTATACGAGCAGGCGATTGCCTCGATCAACCGCGAGAGTGAAGCAAGTAAATATGGCGGATCTGGCCGTCGCATGAAAATAAGGGCGTATTGATATGAGTTTTTCCAACACTTACGAGACACACGTTTTAAACTACGTTTTTACCACGACGTCGGTCACGCGGCCGACTGCCTGGTACTTGGCGTTGTTTACGTCAAATCCCGCGGAGGACGCCAGCGGCTCTGAGGTTAGCGCCAGCGGCACTGCCTACGCGCGCCAATCTGCGGCGTTCACTGTGTCGGGCAACACGGCGTCCAACAGCGCCGCCATTGAGTTTCCGACTGCCACGGCGTCTTACGGAACGGTGACGCATGTCGGCGTTTACACCGCCAGCTCCGGCGGCGACTTGATTGCTTACGCCGCGCTCAGCACGAGTAAGGCGATTGACACCGGCGATGTATTTAGGGTGCCGTCGGGCGACCTAGACGTCACTCTAGACTAATGCCTGACACGACCTACCGCACCGGCTTTGGCACTGGCGCCTTTGGCGTCAACGCATACGGCGTGGATGGCGTGTTTAAGGAAGGCGCCGGCGTTGTAATTGGCGTCACGACGACTGCCTCGGCGGTTGTGCGCGTGCGCCTGGCGGCGTCTATCGCCGTGACGGCCTCCAGCAACGCCTCAGCCGCCCAGAGAGTGCGCCAGGGCGCCGCCACGGCGTCATGCTCAGCGAGTGGCACTTGCGGCGCTGAGCGCGTGCGTCAGAGCTCCGCGGCGTCCTCCGCCAGCGCTTCAGCCAGCGCGTCTGCCGGTCGTATTAGACTTAGCGCTTCCGCCGTTGCCGCGTCTGCCTCCACCGCCGCCGTCGGGCTGCGCGTGAGGCTTGGCTCTGCGGCCCCTGCCCCGGTTTTATCGACGTCGGCGAATGCGGTGACGATCGTCAGCGTCGCGCCTGGCGTGTCTTGCGCCGTCAGCTTTGCGGCGACGTGCAACCGCGTGCAAAGCTCTGGCGCGGCGGCTGCGTTTGCGTGCGCAACGACTTGCAACGCCATTGAGAAATGGGAGCCGAGCTCCGGTACTGCTGAGACGTGGACGAACGCCGTAGAGGATAGCACGAGCTGGTCTGGCTCTGCTTCTGCGTTCGACACATGGACGGGCGCGAGCGTCGCGTCTGACGCCTGGTCGGATCAGCCTGCCGCGAGCGACACCTGGAGCAAGGCTGCTTAGCATCGTTTTTTGGCGGTTGCCGCGCTTTGTGAGATAATTTGCTCAACGGGCTGGGGCGGCTCGTTTTCCCTAAAATTGTTGGAAAGCTGCGCCTTGGCGAGCAGCAAGGAGTTTATCAATGGCAGATACCACCACAACGACGTACAGCCTGACGAAGCCCGAGGTCGGGGCGTCGGAGGATACCTGGGGCACTAAGATCAATACCAATTTTGACAGCCTGGATGACTTGCTTGACGGCACGACGGCGATCACTGGCATTGACATTAACTCAGGCACGCTGGACGGCGTAACGATTGGCGGCGCTTCTGCCGGGGCGGGTACTTTTACCACGCTAACAGCCACAGGCACGACAACCTTAGCTGGCGCTAGTACATCCGCAGATATTACGTTTGGCGACAACGTCAAAGCCATCTTCGGTGCTGGGTCTGACCTACAGATTTACCATGATGGGTCTAATAGTTTTATTAAGGATTCTGGCACTGGTAACTTACTTATACAGAGTGACGCAAATACTGGCTTTCAAAATGCCTCTGGAACTGAGTGGAAAGTAGAGGCTCTTACAGATGGAGCCGTAAATATTTACTACAATGGTTCTCAGAAATTCGCCACCACCAGCACAGGTGTAGACATCACTGGGACTTTGACCAGCGATAATATTGGGATTGGTTGTGTTCCTAATTCAATACAGTCTGGCTTTGATACATTGCAAATTGGTGGAAATCTTACACTTAATGTAGATAGCACAGGTGTAGGTGCTGGTGTTTACATGGGCAACAATGTCTATAGGGATAGTGTAAACAGTCGTTGGGAGTACATTAATACAGACGAAGCCACTCAATATCTGCAAGCAAATGGTGAACATATTTGGAGATATGCTGCATCTGGAACTGCTGACACTGCAATCAGTTGGTCAGAAGCCATGCGCATCACATCAGCAGGTAATGTTGGCATTGGGACGAGCAGCATAGATGTATCAACACAAGCTGGTGGTTCTGGTTATAGAGTATTGCAAATTGAAAGTGCAGATGGGGGTCAGTTAAACTTTGACCACAATGATGCAGGTACAGGCTCCACTCTAGGGCAAATCAACTTTCAAAGAGCAGGTGAAGTTGTTGCTGAGATAGAAGGTGTTACTTCAGGTGCTACAGATAGTGGTCACATTGGATTTAGAACTCAAGCAACAGGCGGTGCGTTAACAGAACGCATGCGCATCTCGTCAGCGGGTAATGTTGGGATTGGGGTTGCACCAACTGACCCCAGTGGTTTTGGGCGTATTTTCCAACTACACGGTGCTAGTTCGTCAATAATGCGGTTCACTGGATCGACTTATGGCGTGGGTGCTAACGATGGGCCGTTCATTGGAATGAGTTATGGCGGCTTGGAAATAAGCAATCCTCGATCCACCGGATACATACACCTTTCTACTGCTGGCGTTGTAGCCGCAAAAATAGACAGCAGCGGTAGGGTTCTTATGGGAACCGCCACAGATAGCAATGCCCATGCTAATGCTGACGATCTAATTATTGGTAATGTACCAGCAAGTGGTGAAAAACGAGGTATTACGATTGTTACTGGTAATGATACGTCTGGAGCAATTCACTTCTCAGACGGAACTTCATCAGGCAATGCACACATACAAGGCCAGCTTGTTTACGAACACTCTGATAACAGTTTTAGATTTTATACCGCAGCGGCGCAAAGAGTTAGAATAGACGCTGATGGTTTGAAGTTTGGAACAGATACAGCCGCAGCCAATGCGCTGGATGACTATGAGGAGGGGAGTTATACACCCACAGTGTCTGGTGCAACTACGGCTGGATCAACCACACTTAATAGTTCGTTTAACAAACTTCATTATACTAAAATTGGAAGACAGGTAACTATTGGCGGTGAAATTAGAATTAGTGGCTCTGCTAGTGGTTCAGGTCTTTTAAAAATTTCAACGCCTTTCACGAACATAAACGAAAGTGGGTCTGAATTTTGTGGTGCTATCGGTGTATGGGGGGTCAACCATGCTGATGGCGCATCTCTAACAACAAGCATTGCTAAAGCAACAGATTACCTTCGTATAATCGAAAGTTTTGACAATCAATCCTCTGAAACAGCCGTAGAAATAACTGACTTAGCTGCCAATGCAGAGTTAACCATAAGTATCACATTCCTTACTTCATAACCCCATACCACAGGGGTCGGACAGTCCAACCATCACAGGAGATAAACGATGGCACTAACAGAAGAAACAGTACAAGACAAAATAGAGGTCGTAGGCGACTTCAAGCATGTGCAAGTACGCACTGCCACGGTCATCAAGCGTGACGGAGTAGAGATCAGCCGTGGCTTCTCACGCCATGTAGTTGCACCTGATGCATCGGACATCTCAGGTGAAAGCGCAGAGGTTCAAGCCATTTGTAACGCAGTTCACACGCAAGCGGTCAAGGATGCTTATGCCGCACACTTAGCAGCACAGGAGGTATAACAATGGCTGTAACTTACACTTGGACTATTCCAACATTGGAACACGAAATCGCTGACGGTGGCGTATATGTTGCTCACTGGCGCTGCACAGGCGTTGATGAAGATGGCAACTCAGCAAGCTCATATGGCACCTGTGGGCTAACCTACGATGCCTCTGCGTCTGACTTCACACCGTATGACGATATAACTGAGGCTCAAGCTCAAGGCTGGGTCTGGGGTCATGTATCACAAGAGGATACTGAAGCTGCTATTGCTTCTCAGATTGATGCGATAGCTAATCCAACGTCTGCAAGCGGAGTTCCGTGGGCAGCATAACCTGAAAGGAGATCAACGTGACTGAAGACAAAAAGGTCATTACGATTGACGATGTGGAATACACTGAGGATCAACTAAGCGACACTGCAAAGATGTGCATAAATCACATCAATTCGCTAGACCAGAAGATCGGCTCTGCGCAGTTTAACTTGGTGCAGCTTCAGATGGGTAGAAAAGGTTTTATGGCTGAGCTGCAAGCTGAATTGCCTTCGCCAGCATAATACAACTACCAGATACTATTGCGAGGGGCGGCCGTTGCGCCGTCCTTTTGCGTTACACACCACATGTGGTAATATTATACCGTATTAATACATAAGAGGCGTAGATGTCATTAATTGACCTCAACATCCCGGCTGGCGTTTATAGAAACGGCACCGACCTGCAAAGCATGGGGCGTTGGCGTGACGCTAATTTAGTCAGATGGCACGACGGCGTGATGCGCCCCGTTGGCGGCTGGAGAACCAGGTCAAGCACCGCCGCCGCCGCTAAAATGCGTGGCATGCTGACGTGGACGGACAACAGCGACGATCGTTGGATTGCCGCCGGCACCTACAACAAGCTTTACGTGTGGGATGCGGGTGGCACGCAGTCTGACATAACGCCAGCGGGCCTCACTGCCGGGCGCGAGGATGCCGTTGCCTTCACGGGCTACGGAGGCGGCTTCTTTGGTTATTACGGCTACGGCGTCGCTCGCCCTGACACAGTACGCATACAGCCCGCCACGAGCTGGCACTTGCAGCCTTGGGGTGAATACCTGGTCGCCTGCAACGAGGATGACGGGAAGATTTACCAGTGGACGCTAAACACCTCCTCCGTCGCGGCACTACTCAGCAACGCACCCACGAGCAATAACGGCATTCTAGTGACGCAGGAGCGTTTCCTGTTCGCCCTTGGCGCCGGCGGTAATCCCAGGAAGGTGCAGTGGAGCGATCGTGAGGACAACAACACCTGGACGCCCGCGACAACCAACGAAGCTGGCGATCTGGAGCTCAACACGTCGGGCCACATTATGGCGGGCGTCAACGTGCAAGGCCAGTCGCTTATCCTGACATCGAGAGACGCGCACGTCGCAAATTACGTCGGCCCGCCTTACGTTTACGGCATAGAGCGCGTCGGCACGAGTTGCGGCTTGGCTGCGGCGCAAGCTTGCGTCGTCGTTGACGCGGGTGCCTTCTGGATGGGCGTGGGTTCATTTTACGCATACAGCGGCGGCAGAGTGCAGGAGCTTAACTCTGACGTGTCGGATTACGTGTTCAACGACATGAACAAGGCGCAAGTCAGCAAAGCGTTCGGCGTTTCCAACTCAATGTTTGGCGAAATTTGGTGGTTTTACCCCAGCTCGCAATCTACGGAGAATGACCGCTACGTCGCGTTTAACTACGTTGAAAACACCTGGTATATTGGATCGCTCGCCCGCACAGCCGGATCTGACCGTGGCGCCTTTCGCCAGCCGTTAATGGCAGACCCCGACGACAGAAAGATTTACGAGCATGAGATTGGTTTTGATTACGGCACGCTGACGCCCTTCGCAGAAACTGGCCCCTTCCGCATATCTGCCGGGGATCAAGTCATGTCTGTCACTGAGCTTTTGCCGGACGAGAAAACGCAAGGCGACGTGAACGCCGTCTTTAAAACTAGGTTTTACCCCAACGGCTCAGAGCGCAGCTACGGCCCCTACTCTCTCAGTAATCCGACGAGCGTACGCTTTACCGGACGTCAATTGAGGATGCGCGTGGAGGGCCAGCGCCTGGCGGATTGGCGCGTTGGTATTAATCGCATTGACGTCGTGCCTGGAGGGCGTCGATGAGCGTGCAATACAAAGCGCCGGAGCCATACGGCGACGACTGGAAATCTTGGGCGCGACGTTTAATGATTTACCTGGGGCAAACGCGCTCAGCGATTGTGCAGCAGGTTGGCGGCGAGACGGCGGCGGAAGACGGCTACTTAATGTTTGACCGTGGCAACGCCCGGCCCGTCGTGTCGCAGAGCGGCGCTTACAAGGAGGTTGTCGTAAAGCAATCCGCCCCGTCATCTAGTGTCGGCGCCGCGGGCGACGTGTCTGGCATGGTGAGCTGGGATGCGTCTTACATTTACGTGTGCACCGCCAGCCACGACGGCTCTTCTAACATATGGAAGCGCGCCGCGCTCACGGGCGGCTCATGGTGACGGGAGACTTAGATCGTTGCCGGGAGTGGATTTCGGCTGCGTTGGAATACAGCGGCGGCACGCACGACATCATTGATATATACGAAGGTATATACAAAGGCACCATGCAGCTATGGCCAAGCAAAAACTGCTGCATCGTAACTGAGCTCATAGTCTATCCGCGCAAGAAGGTCTTGAATGTGTTTCTAGGCGGCGGCGACAAGGGCTCTCTCACCGAAATTTTAAGCATGCACGAGGACGTGATAAATTGGGCAAAAGCACAGGGCTGCACGGGCGTAAGCATTACCGGGCGGTTTGGTTGGGAAAAGCACTTGAAGAAGCACGGGTGGAAGCCACTGCATCAGTCCTACACGAAGGAGATATAAATGTCTGGCGGTAAAGGTGGCTCAAGCACGAGCTCTGTACAAATACCCGAGTACATCGAGACGGCGGCGCAAAACAATTTAAACATGGCGCAAGACGTCAGCCAAATTGGTTTCGTGCCACAGTATGGGCCGTCGGTGGCGGCATTCACGCCCATGACCAACGCGTCATTTGACAACACCGCGAACGCGGCTTCCGCTTTTGGCATGACAACGCCGACGGCTGGCTCGTCTGCGGCTTACGGAGGCATGGGCCCAGCGACAGATTACGGCAACGGCGTGATGGGCTACAGCGCGAAGCCAATATACGACAACATGATGAGCGAATTTGCCGCCGATCGACCGGGGCAATACAATTACATCAACTCGTTTTTCATTGACCCCGTAACCGGAGCGCCTGGCGCAAATGTACGGCCTCAAACGGATTACACGTCACTTCAAACGACGGGTGACGCAGTGTCGGCGCAGCAAGCGAATGACTTAGCGATTGCTCAGGCTCAGGCGGGCGCCGGGCCTCAAAATGTTACATTCGAGACGACAAGCTTCGCCGCCAACCCAAATTTAGCTGTCCAGCCTAATGACCAAATATTTAACATCGCGCCTCCAGAGGTTCAGATAGCGCAGCAAATCGTGTCAACTGACCCAACCAATCCGCAATACAATGAAGCGTTCCAAACAGTTTACGATTATCAGGCCGCGCAGGCAGAGCAAGACCCGACGGGCCAATCAACAGGTTTTGGCATAACGCCGGAAATGATTGACGCGGCGGGTGTTGATGCGTTTTTGCCGCCGACAGTTGACCCCGACGCTCAAGCTTCGTCTTTAATAACCAATCCAGCCGAGGGCATTACTGACACATCCACTGCGAGCTCAGGCACTCAATTAATGAATGACATTACTGAAGGGCTTACTGGCATGGCATCTAACACCCTGCTTGGTCAAATTGCCTTGGGCGATAGCTACAACGTCGGTGGCGCAAATAACCCCATTGAAACGCCGACCGTTGCGGAGATGATTGACGCAGCGCCGCCAGGCATGACTTATGACGCGTCAACTGGCGCATACCTTGCGTCAGATAATAGTAATGATAATAACAATCCAATCACGCCCGCACCCGCATCCAGCTCAGATAGCTTTTTGTCGGGCGGCGGCGCGGATGGCGTTGGGGAATTGGGTGCCGTCGGAGATTTCTTTGGCTCTATTGGAGATGCTTTAGGGATTACTGACTACGCGGGTGAAGCTGAGGCGTTAGCCGCGACACCAGCAGTCGCAACTGCCCCGCCCGCTCGCCCTACATCTAACGACAGTGACGACGGCGGTGGCGGCGGCGGTGGAGGCGGCGGTTGCGTCATTGCCACGCACGCAGTTGCGTCTGGAGCTTACACCCACCAGACTAAGCGTGAGGCTGTTGTATGGTGCATGCACAACCTGCATGACAAGTGGTGGGGTGAAGCAATACGACGTGGCTACCGACACTTAGGCCGGCGCAAGATTGAGCAAGGCAAGGCGCACAATCACTACTCAGAATTTCGCGATTACATTGATTTCGCGACGGGTAAAAAACGAACACTCAAGGGTGCGCTGCATTTTGCTGCGCGATCAGTCCAATTCTTTGTGGTTGGCCTAGTTAAAGGAGACGCGTAATGGCTGGCCAAGGCGGATTATTTGGCGGAGGCGTGGCGCAGCCAATGGCGGGCGCATCCACATCAGCAACACCAGCATCCTACACGGTTGGTGGCCCAACTGGCGAAACGGCTCCGTCTGGAGGGTTCTTGGGCATGATGGGCGGGCCAAGCATTGTAATGCCAAACGGCATGTCGTCCGGCGATGTAAACATGGGGGGCAATGTTAGCGTCGCCACCGGCCCGATTGACACGGGGCTTGGCGTAGATAATACCAATCTTGCAAATGTGCCTATGATGGGCGGGCCAAGCAATGTAATGCCAAACGGCATGTCGTCCGGCGATGTATTCACCCCAGGCGCGGCCGTGCTTGGCGTCGCCCCTCCCGTCGAAGGCACCGCTGAAGCGGGCGGCGTTTTGGGTGGCACTCCAGCACTAGCTGGCATAACGCCCGAAGCCGCGGCCAATGGTAGTGGCATGGGGTTTGGCGCTCGCCCTGTGTTTAATAATGTTGCGACACCTGTCGGGCGCCCTCCCATAGCTCCGCAGGGTGGCTTTAACGTAAACCAAGCGGCCGCCGGCGGGCTGCAGCAGGCGATGCAGGGCACGCAAAACGTAATGAATGCGGGCACGCCTCTCGTGCAGGCGAGCACCTACAACCCGGCGCAAACCGGAGCGACGGGCTACGGCGCTGCGCAAACGGCTGCGACTGGCTACGACGCGGCGCAAGCTGGAAACGTCAGCCCAGTCACTGCCAACAACGTCACTGCCGGGCAGCTTTCTAGCACAGACTTGAGCTCTTACACTAACCCATACGAGGATCAGGTCGTGCAGGCGACGCTGGATGACCTCGCGAATACGCAGCTTAAAACCATGAACCAAATTGGCGCGCAAGCTGACGCCGCGAAAGCTTTTGGCGGCTCTAGGCACGGCTTGGTGGAAAGTGAAAGCATAGACAACTTTGCGAAGCAGGCTGCCAACACCGCAGCAAAATTACGTCAAGTTGGATACGGCCAGGCGCAGCAAGCGGCTCTGCAGGACATTGGCAACGCCATGCAAGCAAATCTCGCCAACCAAGGCGCCAACTTGCAAGCCGGCACGACAAGCGCCAACTTGGGCCAGCAAATCAACTTAGCCAACCAGGGCGCCAGCAATCAGGCTGCGCAATTCTCTGCCGGGGCTGCAAACCAAGCCGGCCTTGCCAATCAAGCGGCAAGCAACACAGCGGCGCAGTTTGGCGCTGGGGCGCTAAACACGGCAAACCTCAGCAACCAAGCGGCAAACAATCAGGCTGGCCAGTACAACGCCGGCGCGATGAATGCAGCCTCCTTGGCCAATCAGGCGGCGCTCATGGGCAATCAAGGCCAGCAGCTCGCTGCTGCAAATCAACTCGGCAACTTGGCGGGTCAGGCATTCAATACCGGGCAAACGATTGCCGGCCAGCAGCAACAGGCTGGTCTTCTCCAGCAGGGCTTGCAGCAGGCGCTAATTGACGCCGCGCAGGGTCAATTCCAAGGCTTTGCCAACAGCCCCGCGGCGGCGCTCTCAGCGCCTCTGGCAGCGCTTGGCGTGGCGCCGGTGCCGCAATCAACGACGCAAACAAATAATCCAGGCTTGCTGAACTACCTGCAAGTGATGGCGATGATGTAAGGCAAAGGATCTGCGGATGCTAAACGACAGTCAAAAAACACAGCTTTTCGGGGCTCTAGATTTCGCAAGCGAGAAAGACGACGACGGCCTCACGAGAGCTGAGCGCTTCGCAGCCGCGCTTGACCCTTTGATTTTGCCGCAAATGCGCATGGGTGAGCAGATCAGAACGACGGGCGCCTCCCGCGTAAAACGCCAAGGCATGAACAAGACTGTGGAGTGGTTGAAATCCAACGGCTACGCGGAAATAGCTGCAATGGTGCAAACCAATCCAACCATCGCCAGCAACGTGATGAGCGCAATCATTGCAAAGAAAATAAACCCGCCAGCAGCGAAGAAGCAAGGGCAAGTCGTGAGCGCTGAAATGCTGCGCAAGATTTACCCCGGCACGCAGATCGCTGACGGGCTGTATAACATTTCGCCGACGGGCAACGTGACGAAGGTCGGCGGCGCTGGCAACACAACAAACATCAACATGCCGGGTGACGCGCCCGCTGAAGATAAGCTGCGTGAAGAGCTTATGAAGAAGCAGGGCAAAGACTTTGGCGCCTATCTGGACGCCGGCTCCGGCGCGGCTCAAGCGATGGCTGACTTGCGCGTCTTGCAGGAGCTCGCGCCGTTGGCTCCATCCGGGCCTATCACGGGCCGTTTGGCTGAGGCTTTCCCAGAGTTTAACGACGTGACGGCGTTGCGGCAGTCTATTGTAAAGCGCGTTGCTCCCACATTGCGCGTTGAAGGCTCCGGCGCGACATCCGATTTAGAGTTTAACGCTATGCTGAACTCACTAGGCAGCTTGAAAAACTCACCGGAAGCCAACCAGGCGATTTACGCCGTAATGATGCAAAAGCAGCAATACAACTTAGAGCGCGCAAACATCGTGCGTCAGTATCAAACGCAAAAAATCACCCTCCAAAATGCGAACGACGCCCTGGCGGCTCTTGAAGGTCAGTCAACTATACCGGCGGCGGTGCAGTCTATTCTGGAAAACTACCGACAAGACGACGCCCCCGCGCCAACATCTGATAGGCCTAACTCCATGACCTGGGATCCTACCTTAAATGGTGGTCGGGGGGGGTTTAAGTAATGGCAGAGGAAGGCTTTGTAACAATAAATTTGCTAGAGCCGATAGATGGCGTATCTCAACTGCGCTTCCCGGCTACAATGAGCCAAGAGGAAATGGCAGAACGCGTCAGGGAATTTACTGGGCAAAATAAAACCTTTATTGAAAAAGGTATTGGCGCGATCGACAGTACGATTGACTGGTTTAAAGGAGGCCAGCGTGAGGAAAACATCCCACTAGCCAATAAAGCCAACCTGGGGCTGCCGACCGACAAAGCCACTAAAATGGTGGGATTGCTGGCGACAACCGCGAGCGACGACAGGCTGCAATCTGGCATAAAAAACATCATTCCCGGCGCGGAGTTTGACAAGGATCAATACGGCAACCTGGTGGTCATCTCACCCGTTTACAAAGACGGCGAGCCCACGCAGCAATACACGCGCTTTTACCCAAACCCAAAGGGGCTTGACATCACTGACATCATGCAGGGCTCCGGCGCTGTTGCGTTGGGGCAAGCGATCGCAGCCACCGGCGGCGCTTTGGGTCTTCCCGTCGCTGGCATGACAGGCGGCGCTTTAATTGGCGCCACAGAGGCTGGATTGGTTGAGGCCGCGAGTGCTTATCTGTCGGGCAAACGATTTAAGGCTGGAGACGTCCCCGCTGGCGCCGTAGGGGGAGCCGCAGGCGCGAAAGCTGGAGAGATGTTGGGAAGGCTTGTCAGAGCGTTTAGGTCAGCCCCGCGCGCGATGTTTGGCGACGACGACGCCCTACAGCCAAGAATTGCTGAGGAGCTACGCAAGGCTGGCATTGACCCGGCGACTGTCACGCAAGACACGTTGACGGATATATCTCGCCGCATTCAGCAGGGCGTCGACCCAACGGAAGCCGGGCGCATGGCGGAATCTCAAAACCTACCAGTGTCCGTGCCAATGACGACGGGCTCTATTACTGGCTCAAAGGGCCAGCAGCTATTTGAGAACGCAGCCGAGAGCGGCGCCTTTGGCCAAACTGCGGAAAGCATGATGCAAGGCTCGCGCGCAAAAACGCAGTCGGCGTTGCAGCAAAACATTCCGGCCATTCAAGATCGTATTGGCGGAAACGCGCCCACTGTGACGGAAACCGGGCAAGCTGGCGCGGCAGCTCAAGATGCGTTGACATCCCAGCGTGCAGCCGCACAACAGCGCGCCGACGACTTATACACAGAAGCGAGGGCGTCCGGCTCGGCGTTTATGGATGAAGAGAGCGCCCTGGCCATGACGGGCCGGATTGGCGAGCAGATGGGCGCCAAGTTTGAGCTGTCTAACATCCCGAAAACGGCGGGCTTCATGAATAGGCTTAACGAAATCATTGCGGATGGCGGCGACGTGCGTGAGATGTTTGCGCTGCGTACCAAGGTGACGAGCCTAGGATCAGAGCTCGGCGTGGAGGGTCAAGCCGCGCGCGAATTTAAAGGGGTGCTGGATAACGAGCTTACAAGCGCCATGCAGAACGCGTTGATTTACGGCGATGCCGCCGCCGTCGGGCGCTGGAAGGAAGCAGTCGCTAATTACGCCGACTTTGCCAAGCTTTGGAAAAGCAAGGGCGGCATTCTCAACGCATTGACGGAGCAAACCCTTAAGGACGGCGAGAAGACGTTAAAAGTCACGCCGGCGCAGGCGTCAAATTACATTTTTGGCGTGTCTACAAACAGGCTCTCAACAAACCCCAAGATTGCCAGCAACATCCTGACGATGAAAAAGCAGCTCCCAGAAGAGCAATGGAACCAGTTGCGCCAGGAGGCATTCCTGCGAATTGCTCAAGCTGGCAAGACAGCGAAAGCCGGCGAGGATATGTTCTCTGGCGTGAACTTTCGCAAGGAGTGGAAGAAGCTTTCCGACAACAACCCGGAAATGATCAAGGCGCTATTCACGGCGCAAGAGCGCGCTTTAATCAACCAATTCGCAAACGTCTCGGCGCGCGCCACTGGCGGGGCGGTCAACGCCTCCAACAGCGCAAACTCAGCGTTCAACTTGCTGGGCCGGTTGGGCTCTGCCTTCGGCTCTACAAACCTAGGCCAGTTTATGACACGCGTCGTCGGCGCTAACATGATCCGCTCGGCTTACGGCTCAGCCAGGGCTTCCAGCGCAATCAAAGGCAATCCGACGCCAATGAGCTTTGGCGGATCGGCGGGAGCAGGCGGAGCGGCGGCAACGACAGACGACGTGCAAAACCCAATAACGCAGCAAATACAGCGCACAACAGGCTTTAACTTTGGGCCTCGATAAGGAATAGACGATGGAATTAGAACCTAAAACCAAAGAAGAAATAGAAAGCATCGTCCAAGACGCCATTCAAAATGCGGTGGATTTCGTGGAGAGCGAAATTTCAGAAGATCGCTTGAAGGCGCAGCGCTACATGGATGGCGAGGTGGATATTGGCTACGAAGACGGCCGCAGCAAGGTCGTGGCGACTAAGGTGCGCGACACGGTGAGAGCCGTAAAGCCGAGCATTATGCGCGTGTTTATGTCAACGTCAAAGCCTGTGGAATACATGCCGAAAGGCCCGGAGGACGTCGCTCTGGCTGAGCAGGCCACCAGCTTCATGCATCACGAGTTTAATCGTTTAAATGGCTACAGAGTGCTGAGCGACGCAATCCACGACGCCCTCGTTAAAAAGCAGGGCATTATCAAGACTTACTTTAAGCGTTACCCGAAAGCCAAAATATACTCCTTCAGCGAGATGTCGGAAGCGGAGGTAAACCTGCTGACGCAAGACCCCGACGTGCAGGTGCTTGAGGAAGAAATGGAAATGCGCATGCAGCGCGATGAGTTCGGCATCGACATTGAGGCGCCGGTATTTAACATCAAGATTTCGCGCACTGAAATGAAGGGCGAGCTGTGCCTGGAGAGCGTGCCGCCGGAGGAGTTTTTTGTAAACAGAGACGCGCGCAGCATGGATGACGCCTACGTCGTCGCCCACCGCACTGACATGAGAGCCGGCGATTTGATTGAGATGGGCTTTGACCCGGAGGTCGTGCTTAATCTTGACGGGTTGGAGAGCGGCTCGGAAATCACTGAGGCTGAGGTGTTTGAGCGCCAGGGATACGACGAAGATTTCGCTGACGAAGACAGTCTAGACCCGGCAATGAAAAACGTGACGGTTACGGAAGCCTACATGCGCATAGACATTGACGGCACCGGCGTTCCGGTTTTGCACAAGTTTCTCTGCGGCGGCACGAAATACGAGCTGCTAGACTTTGAGCCTGTGGATGAAATACCGCTCGTAAAGCTGGAGATTGATCCAGAGCCGCACAGCTTTTACGGGCGCAGCTTGTCGGAAATCATTTTCGACGACCAGGACGCAAGCACGGCCGTGCTCCGCGGTATTCTCGATAACGTCGCGCTCACAAACAGCCCGCGCCTAGGTTTTCTGGAGGGCTCCGTAAACATTGACGACCTTATGAATGCAGAAATTGGCGGGTTGGTCAGAATGCGCCAGCAGGGTGCAATACAAGACTTGTCAGTGCCGTTTACTGCCGGGCAGACGTTGAGCGCCCTCACCTACATGGATAAAATGGTGGAGCAAAAAACCGGCGTCACGCAAAATATGGCGCTCAACCCGGACGCGCTGCAATCAACAACCAAGGCGGCCGTGACGGCGTCAGTTGAGGCTGCAGCGGGTCAAGTTGAGGTGATGGTGCGCAACCTGGCAGACGGGCTGCGCGACTTGTTTCGCGTCATGCTGCGGATCATGCACAAGAACGTCGACGAGGAAAAGCTGATGCGCATGAATGGCATGTTTGTGCCGGTAGATCCGCGCGTGTGGGATACCAGCATGGACATTGGCATAAACGTCGGGCTCGGCACCGGGCGTGAGGATGAGCGAGCGGCGGCGTTGCAGCAGGCGCTGCAGATGCAAATGACGATTTACCAGACATACGGCGCGCAAAACGGCTTGGTGAGCCTAACAAACATTCGCAACACAATCGCCGACATGATGGCCGTCTCCGGCGTGCGCAACAGCGATCGTTACTTCGCGCCCATCAATCAAGAGATTGAGCAGCAAATGCTGGCTCAGGCGCAAGCTCAGCAGCAGGCGCAGGCGCAGCAGCAACAGCCAGATCCAAACGCCGCATACCTGCAGGCGGAGCAAATGAAGGCGCAAGCGAAGATGAACAGCGACATGATGAGGCTGCAGCTTGAGGCTCAAAAGGCAGCCGCCGAGGATGACCGCAAGCGTGATCAAATGGCTCAGGATCTTCTGGTGGATGCCGCGAAGGTTTACGGACAATACGGCACGCAAGTTGACGTCGCACGCATTAAGGCTGAGCAGGACAAGCTGCGCACGGTCGCGAACATAGCCCAGGGTGGCGCTCAGTAGAGCCCACTCCTCGCAAATTTTCGGAGCTTACGACTAGGCTGTGGTAATATAATACCCAAGCAATGATTTGGGTATTCAC